TTATCTTGGAGCCTATATGCTAGGTGGAGCAGGTGCTTTTCAAATGAGGGTAGTTAGAGGATAATGGCAGGTCAATTAGATAGCTTATTTAAAAATGTTGCTAAAAGTGTAGTTTCTCAACTTGGAGATTCTTTAGATCACACTATTACTTATGTGAAGAAAGGCATTTCTAGTTATAACGTAAAAACAGGAGAACAAGTAACTGTAAGTACAACATATTCAGATATAAAAGTACCAATATCTTTTGTAAAAGCAGAAGAAGAAACTGGTCAAGAAATGAGGCAAGCAAGATTATACATTACACCTGATCTTATAGGAGATAATCAAGTAGATATGGACGATGAAATTACATTGAGTTTTGGTGGGTCTAACAGAGTTGCACAGATAGTTGATATTGATACTAAAAAAGGTGGGCAGACTTATTTATTCAGTATCTTGGTGCGATTCTAATGACAACAAGAGACATAAGAAAGCTACCGCCAGATTTAGATAAAAAGATTAGTCGAGATTTTAATAGGCTCATAAAAGACGTTCATGCTAAGTTATCTACAAAAAAAAGGAGTCCAGTATGGACAGGATTTTTTGCTTCTAGCTGGGAAGCATCAACCAGTGCTATTCAACCTACGGAAATAGCGGAAAATTTTGAACCCTGGAAATCAATAAAATTTGAACGTAGTTTAGATTTTTTTACAAGACAAAAAGCTGGTCCTCCTTATACAAAACAAACACCACCTAAAAATCCTAAAATTGAACCAAGATTTCCTGTAAGAAGAGCATTTAATTATAAAAAAGCAGTATTTATTGGCAATAGAGCTAAATATTCTGTATATGCTTTAGAAGGTGGAAAAGTTCAATCGTTTATTCAGGGTTCTTTAGGTAAAATGATACAAGACAATATGTCAGATAAAGGAAGATTATTTATTGGTGGTGGTGTTACTGAAGGATTTGGTTCTTCTGAGCCAAGTGTTAAATATACGGAGTTTTCTAAATGACTTTAGTTAATACGAGGGCAGCATTTGAAAAAGCAGTGACAGACAAGGTTTCAGACGTTGATCCTACCATTTCAATGGTTTATGATAATGTGCATTTTACAACTCCTGGAAAAAATAAAAAATATATTTTAATGAGTATAGATTTTAACCAATCAACTTTACAGAATCAGGGAGCAGCTTCAGATTATTATGCTGGTGTTATTCAATGTAATGTTTACGTTCCAAAATCCAAAGGCACTTCAGTTCTATCTGAAATATGTGAAGCAGTTATTGATGGATTAACTTCAGTAAATACTTCAACTTATGTCGATACTTTTAGTTGTAAACCTAGAGTATTAGATATAAATGGTCCAACTCCATTGGAAATAGAGGATAGAAGTCATTTCATTGGAATAATATCTTGTCAATTTTCAGCAAACGCCTAGTATAATAGAATAGCAATCTAATAAATTTATGGAAGCGATTGAACTCCTCAAGAACAAATTTGGTGTAAGCCAAAAATATTTGTATCAATTAAAAGATGGAGATGAAACAATTTTAGAGATATATTGGAATCCATTGACTATTGCAGAAAGAGAATCAATCGTTGCAAGGTCTGGAGAAGGTGGATCAAATGAAGATTTTGCTCTGAATCTAATGATTACAAAAGCATTAGATAAAAATGGAAACCGATTATTCCAAGACGGTCATAAGGCATCTTTAAGAAGAGAAGTAAATGCAGGAACTTTACAAGAAATTCAGCTTGCAATGTTAGGTTCTGGTGATGAATATAAAGTGGAGGAAGCGAAGGCAGATTTAAAAAGCTAGAAACGATTGGTATTTTATATTCTTCTTGGCAACTGAATTAAAAATGACAGTCCAAGAACTTGTAAATAAATTGACTAAAGAAGAATATGTAAACTGGTTGGCTTATTACGAATTAAAAAGAGAGTACGAAGAGAAAGCTATACAAAACGCAAAGAATAAATCACAAGCAAGAAAACGCTAAAAGCGGTACACTAAGATAAAGTTTTGGTTTTATCGTGGCCGATTACGGTGTAAATATAAATTTAAGAGTAAAAGGTCAATCTGGTCTTGATAGGTTAAACGCAAAAGTAAAAGAATTAACAAAAAGTGTAGATAGTATTCGCTTTGTAGACATAATGAATCCCCGTAATACAGGGGGTGCAGGAGGAAAAGGTGGTCGTAAAACAATAAAACAATATAGACAAGATATGGAAGCTCTTGTCAAAACTGTAAATAAATCTAAAGGAGCTTTTGGTAAGACTGCTAATCAACAAATGGCAGCAGCAGACGCATTACAAGAATATGCTAATAATTTAAAACTAGGAACAAAAGCACAAAAAGCAGCAGCAACAGCAGCAGCAAAGCAGATTAAAAATATAGACCTCGAGACAACTGCGATAATGGAAAATACAAAAATGAAAAAGAAAAATATAGACCTTTCAAATCGAATGGGAGGAGGATTTGGTAGAGGTGGTTTTGGTGGAGAAAATCCTAAAGGAAATAAAGCAGCATTTACAAGTGCAGCAATCTCTGGTGCGTTTCCATTGTTATTTGGTCAGGGAATAGCTGGAGGTGCTGCTGGTTTTGCTGGTGGCTTTATAGGAACTAAAGTAGGTGGCAAAATGGGAGGCTTTGCAGGAGGTCTTGTTGCTACTGCTGTTCTTCAGCAACTTACTACTTTATTTGAAGGTATAAATACATTAGCTGGTGCTTTTAGCGAGTTAAATCCAAACATAGAACAGGCTACAGTTGCATTAGGTTTAAATGGAACAGCAGAAGCAGAAAGAATAAAACTTATAGAGAAATCTCAAGGCAAAATGGTTGCATTAGCTTTAGTAACAGAACGAATGAATGAAGCGATAGGAGCAAATGGAGTAAAAAATTTAGAAGAATTTTCAGAAGCAACACGTTCTCTTGGGAATAGTTTTAAGTTGGCAATGACAAGGATGCAAGCTGCTTTAGCTCCATTCTTTACATTTTTAGCGAACGCTGCTGGCACAATTACAGGTTCAAAAGAAAAAGAAACACAAAGACTTTCAAATATAGCTGGTGCAGAAACAGATCCAACTTTAAAAGCCTTAGAAGCAGAGTTAGCAGCAGTAGGATCAGGAAGTGGAAAAGGTAGATCGGGAAGTAAAAATGTCAAGGATAAAAAAGCAGAAATACAAGCACGGATAGATGCTAGAAAAGAAGAATTAGCTGATATTGGCAAAGTTTTAGAAAAAGAACAGTTAAGGGCTGCTCAGTATGATGAAATTACTCGATCTGTAGAAAAACAAAATCAGTTTTTAAATGAATCTATAACTTTAGGTACTCGTGAAGCTGAAATTCAAGAACAACTTAGAGAATTTGACAGAAAAGCTCTTGAATTTGACAAAGAAATAAATAAACAAGAAAGAGATCAATTTGAAAATGCTTTACGTTTACAGCAAGAACTTGAACGTGTAAATAACTTATATCAAGGAATTGCAAGTACAGTTCAAGCAGGTCTTGTTGATGCTATAGATGGTGCAATAACAGGAACAATGACATTAGGCGAAGTAGCAAGTAGCGTATTCGGCTCTATTCGTAGACAGTTAATTGATTTTGGTGCGACTTCTTTACTTAGAGCAATACCTGGAATTGGTGGCTTTTTTGCGGATGGTGGTGTTACCAAACCTAATAAATCTTACATTGTTGGAGAGCGTGGTCCAGAATTATTTACTCCAGGGGTTACAGGTAGAGTTACTCCGAACCATGAATTAGCAGGAGGCTCAACAACTGTAGTAGTAAATGTAGATGCTTCTGGTTCTTCTGTTCAAGGAAGTGAAGATAGAGGCAGAGAACTTGGTCGTCTTATATCAGTTGCAGTACAATCTGAATTAATACAACAAAAAAGACCTGGAGGTTTACTCGCATAATGACTACGTTTCCTTCAATTACTCCCACTTATGGGCAACAAAAAAGGTCCGCACCAAATACTAGAACAGTTCGTTTTGCTGATGGTTATGAGCATAGAATTTTATTTGGATTAGCACAGCATCAAAATCCAAAAATATTTAACTTTACATTTGAGGTATCAGAAACAGATGCAGATACTATCGAAACATTTTTAGATGCAAGAGCAAATGATACCACCAGCTTTGATTTTACTCCACCAGGAGAAGCTAGTTCTTCTAAATTTGTCTGCGAAACATGGACTAAATCAATTCCATATTTAAACAGAGCAACAATACAGGCAACATTTAGAGAGGTATTTGAACCATGAGCACTGACCCTGTATTTAGTGAAGTTCAAAAAATAAATCCTTCTGCAATTATTGAACTTTTTACGTTACAACTAGACAACTCTTTACATGGTGCAGCAACAATATATAGATTTCATTCTGGATCTAATCTTAATGCTAACGGAGATATAATTTGGGCTGGTAATTCTTATCTTAGATTTCCGATAGAGGCCACAGGTTTTGCATATCAACGTGGTCAAATTCCAAGACCAAAACTTATTGTAAGTAACGCACTTGGAACAATATCTGCAATTCTTCTTACTGTTAATAAAACAACAACAGGAAATGATTTAACAGGTGCTATTGTTACAAGAATTAGAACAATGGCAAGATTTTTAGATGCTGCAAATTTTGTTGGTGGCACTAATCCATTAGGAACACCAGATCCTACAGCAGAGTTTAAACGTCAAATTTATACAATAGATCGAAAAGCAACAGAAACTAGAGAAGTAGTAGAATTTGAACTAGCAGGAGCACTTGATATGGCTGGAGTTAGAGCACCTAAACGGCAATGCACCCGTGCGTTATTTCCTAGTATTGGTACGTTTAGTCAATGAGTTGGAGATATAAAGCACTACTTCATGCTCAACGTGAAGATCCTAAAGAATCTTGTGGACTTTTATTAAATGTTAAAGGTAAAGAAAGATACTATCCATGTCGCAATCTTTCCATGACAGACCATCAGTGTTTTATCATTGACCCAGAAGATTATGTAAAAGCAGATAATGTAGGTGAAATTATTGGTGTTGTTCATAGTCATCCTATAACACCTCCTGATCCTAGTCAGGCAGATAAAATTAGTTGCGAAAATAGTAATTTACCGTGGTATATTGTAAATCCTAAAACAGAACAGTGGTCATATTTAGAACCATGCGGATATAAACCACCATTACTAGGTCGTGAATGGGTGTGGGGTGTAACTGATTGCTGGAGTTTGGTTGTTGATTGGTATAAAGAAGAAAAGGGTATAAAACTTAGGGACTATCAAAGAAGTATGTCACCACAAGAATTTTTAGAAAATCCTTTGTTTGAAGATTATGCTTGGCGAACAGGTTTTAGAGAACTTAGATCAGATGAAAATTTAGAAGTTGGAGATGTATTGTTAATGTCTATATTGCACCCAACTTTAAATCATGTAGCTATTTTTCTCGGAGATATGGTTTTACACCATTTAGCAGATAGACTATCTTGTAGAGAGCCATATTCTGAGTGGTTATTAAAATGTACTGGTAAGAGGTATCGCTATGCTCAGAAAAGTTAAACTTTACGGAGAATTAGCTGACTTTGTAGGTCACAAAGAACTAGAAGCTGTAATAAATTCTACTGCCGATGCAATTAGATTTTTAACAAGTAACTTTCAAGGTTTAGAAGCATACATGAATCAAAGATATTACAAAGTATTAGTAGATGATTATGAGATAGGAGAAAAAGATGTACAGAATCCAATAGGCCAATCAGATTTAAGTATTGTTCCTGTTATTACTGGTGCTGGTGGAAATACAGGAAAAATATTATTGGGTGCTGTATTAATAGGAGCAGCTTTTATGTCAGGAGGTGTAACTGGAGCAGCATTTTTCAAGGCTGCTACTGTTGAAGGTTCTTTTGCAGCAGCAGGATTTTTAACAAAGGCAGCTATAACCATAGGAGGAGCTTTAGTTGTACAGGGTGTATCGGATATGTTATTCCCATTACCTGAAGATGAAAATTTTAGAAATGAAGAAGATCCAAGAATATCATTTAGTTTTTCTGGAGTACAAAATACTAGCAGGGCTGGAACTAGCCACCCGATTGTTTATGGTGAAATAATAACAGGATCAGTTGTTATTTCTGCTGGTATTGACACTAATCAGGTAGCAGCATGACAGATAAAATTATCAGAGGTTCTGGTGGCCCTCCTCCCACTCCACCATCTCCAACAAGAGCACCTGATACCCTAAACAGTAGACAATTTGCTACGATCCAGGATTTATTATCTGAAGGAGAGATAGAGGGGTTTGCTACTCCATCTAAAGCACAAATAACTAATAAAACATCTACTGAATATAAAAATGCAGCTTTTAAAGATATCTTTTTAAATAATACTCCTATTCTTAATTCAAATGCCAGCAACACAAATCCTGCAACAACAGATTTTAATTTTCAAAATGTAGGTTTTGCATTTAGGGAGGGCACAGGAAATCAACTACATATTCCAGGTATTGAAAGTAGTCAGTCGTTAACGGCTGTAGGAGTAACGGTTACAAACTCTTCTCCTGTAACTCGTCAGATAACAAATACAAATGTTGATGCTGCGAAAATTACAATTACATTTCCGCAATTACAAAGAGCTACAGATGAAGGAGATTTACTTGGCTCTAGTGTCGAATTAAAAGCACAAATACAATATCAAGGTGGCGGATTTAATGATATTTTTTCAGATACTATTACTGGTAGAACTGCTGACGCTTATCAAAAAGAATATCGTGTAAGTTTTGATAGGCAAAAAATAGAACTAGGAACAGCTTTCCCTATAGATATTAGAGTTGTAAGAGTGACAGCAGATAGTACAGGTTCGGATCTTGTTGATGCTTTTACTTGGACAAGTCTTGGTGAAATTGTTGATGATAAGCAGACCTACCTTAATAGTGCTTATACGAATCTAAGAATAGATTCTGAGCAGTTTAGTTCTATACCAAAAAGATCTTTTCGTATTCGTGGTGTAAAAGTAAGAATTCCAGGAGCAGGTGCATCTAATTCTGGTACACCTACTGTTGATTTACAGACAGGTAGAATTATTTACCCAAGTGGCTACATATTTAATGGAACAATGGGTGCTGCTGTTTGGTGTTCATGTCCTGCGATGGTGTTGCTTGATCTTCTCACGACTGAGAGGTACGGATTTGGAACGCATATTACAGATAGTAATTTAGATTTATTTAGTTTTGTAGCAGCTAGTAAATACGCAAATGAACTGGTATCAGATGGATTTGGAGGACAAGAAGCTAGATTTAGTTGCAATGTAAATTTACAGGGATCTATGGATGCTTATAAGTTGATAAACGAATTAGCTGGTGTTATGAGATGTTTTCCTATTTGGTCTGAAGGTTCAGTTACTATTACACAAGATAGACCAACTGATTCTAGTTATTTATTTAGTTTGGCAAACGTAGGTGAAGGTGGATTTTCATACTCTGGCAGCAGTTTAAAGCTAAGACACACTGTAATATCTGTAGGATATTTTAATATGGATAGCAGAGAAATAGATTATGAAGTGGTAGAAGATACTACTGCACAATCAAAGTTAGGAATAGTAAAAAAAGATGTAAGAGCATTTGCTTGTACTTCCCGTGGTCAAGCTCAAAGATTAGGTAAGGCAATATTATTTAGTGAACAGAATGAATCAGAAATTATTAGTTTTACAACATCAATAGATGCTGGTGCAATAGTAAGACCTGGATCTGTGATCTCTGTCAATGATCCTGTTCGTCATGGTGCCAGACGATCTGGAAGAATTAAAGCTGCTTCTACAACTCAAATTACTGTAGATAACACAGCAGATCTAGATACTTTTGGTGGTGCAAATCAAAAATGCAGCGTAATATTACCCGATGGAACAGTAGAAACTAAAAATATAACTGGAAGTGTAGGCAATATAATTACATTAGATTCATCTTCTCCTTTATCTGCAACACCAAACGTAAATAGTATATGGTATGTGCAAAGTGATCGAATTGAGCCTGATGAAAGGCCAAAAACATTTAGAGTAATAACTGTTGAAGAACAAGATGGTATTAATTATACGATTACTGCATTAACTTATATTAATGAAAAGTATGCAAATATTGAACAAGGTATTTCTTTACCGCCTAGAGGTGTTTCATTACTTAATACCGTAAAAAGTCCTCCATCAAACTTACAGGCATCCGAAAGAATTGTAGTAATAAATAATTTAGCTGTAACTAAATTAATTTTATCTTGGGTGTCTGTAACAGGAGTAAGTCAGTATCTTGTTCAATACAGATTCAACAATACAAACTGGGTAAGTGAAATTGTATTTAGACCTGATTTTGAAATATTAAATACAGAAGCAGGAACTTATGAATTTAAAGTTTTTTCTTACAATGCTGCATTAGTTTTATCAACAACTTCATCTGATTTAACCTTTAATGCAGTAGGTAAAACTGAAGCTCCTAGCGATGTTCAAAATTTAACAATGGAGCCTGTTAACAATAAATTAATCAGACTAAGATGGACAGAATCTACTGATCCTGATGTTATTCATGGAGGTAAAGTTTATGTGCGTCATAGTAATAAAACTGATGGCACTGGCACGTTCCAAAACTCTATTGACCTAATTGAGGCTCTTGCAGGAAATACTACAGAAGCAGTGGTCCCTAGTCTTGATGGAGAATACATTCTTAAATTTCGTGACGATCAAGGAAACTTCAGTACTGGAGAGACTTCTGTAATATTAGATTTACCTGATTTAATAGATAGTCAACAGATTTTATCAGACAGAGAAGATACAGATTCTACACCTTTTGGTGGAACTAAAACTAATGTTGCGGTATCAGCAGGAGCTTTGCAGTTAACTGATCCATCTGCCAATCTTACAGGCACTTATGATTTTGCAACTACTTTAGATTTAGGTGCTGTATTTTCTTTAAATCTTCAACGAGTAGTTCAAAGTATAGGATTTACTGTTGGTGCAGCAAATACAATAGACGGCTTAATTCCTGCTGGTACTTTTTGGGATGATTATGCACAGAATGGTAATTTTGATGGTCCTGCTATCAACGATGTTAGTGCGTCTATGGCTGTAAGAACTACGGAAGATAATCCTTCATCGGGTTCTCCTACATATACACAATTTAATACTTTTGCAAATGGAACATTTAAGGGTAGAGGGTTTCAGTTTAGAACAACTTTAAAATCCGAAAGTGTTGCTCATAATATTTCTATCCAGCAACTTGGTATAACTGCTGCATTTGAATCAAGAACTGAAAGAAGTTATGTAAGTGGAGGAACCACATCTACTGCACCTTTATCCTCTGGTACTTCTTCATCAGGGTTAGACGTAACTTTTGCAAAACCATTTTTTACGGGAACTTCTAGTCTTGGAGGAGTAAATGCTTTCTTACCTTCTGTTGGTATTACAATTCAAGGAGCAAATGCAGGAGAATTTTTTGTATTATCTAATGTATCTGGCACAGGGTTTAACATAAAAATATTAGATGCTAATAATAGTAATGCCCCAGTAAACAAACAATTTACATTTCAAGCTGTTGGATATGGCAAAGGGGTGTAATATGGAGGAAAAGATTTATTAAATGGCACAGGTCGGTAATAAAAACATAGATAATGCCTCTGGTCAGGTAGTAAGACTAGATATTCAAAATACTATAGGAGCAGTAGCATCAAATAATTTTGGCCCTAAAGCATCTGCTGGTGAAATACAGCCAGCCGAACTTGTTGCTGATAGTTCCACGACACCGAAAAAACTATTAATAAGATCAACAAGCGGTAGTAGTGCTGCTGCCAGTGCAACATTTTTTGAAGTAGGAAATTTAGACGAAGCGAATTTAGGATTGTTGCTAAAAAGTGGCGGTACGATGACAGGTCAGCTATTGGCTGATGATAGTTCTGGAGCAGGAAGTCCAGCGTATGCGTTTGATACTGATACCGATACAGGAATGTTTAGATCAGGAGCTAATATTATCGGATTTTCTACTTCTGGAACAACAAGAGTTTCTATTAGTGATGCTGGTTTGGATATGACAAACGCATTGCCAATAAGATTTCAAGATTCGAGTGGTGCTCCTTTTGTAGCATTAAAAGCACCTACCTCTGTTAGTAATAATGTAACTTTTACTTTGCCTGGAGCAGATGGTACATCTGGTCAGATGTTACAGACTAATGGTTCTGGAGCATTATCATTTACGACAATACAAGGTGTACCTAGAGGTTCTGTTTTTTGCATAGCTCATACATCTATCCCATCTGGTTATTTAGAATGTAATGGTGATGCTCTTCCAAATGGAACAGGTACAGTTCAAGGAATTACAGCAGATTTCTCAGAATTACGAGCATTAGTAGGTGCAAATTTACCTGATTTAAGAGGTGAATTTATAAGAGGTTTTGATAATGGAAAGGGAACTGACAGTGGAAGAAGTATGCTTAGTTCACAGTCAGACCAAAATAAACAACACAACCACTCAGCAGTAACATCAATTTCAGATCCAGGTCACTTTCACCATTCCTTTAGGTCAGGAAATGCTGGAGAGCGTCAACATAATAGTAATTTAAGTAGTACAAACTTCCCTTCATCTGGTACTGGTGCTGGTAACAAAAATGAAGCATATAATATAGTCGCTCGTGGAGATGAAGCAAATGTAGGTAAGACTTCAAATGAAAATACTGGTGTTAATGCTGGCACAACAATCGCAAATGATGGAGGTGGCGAATCAAGACCCCGTAACATAGCTATGATGTACATTATTAAGTTTTAATTATGGCAATCGAACCTGGCATATACAACTTCACACTCCAACGGAGGTCGGATCATACAATTCCGCTTGTTTTTAAGGACTCTAATAATAATGCTATAAATCTTACTGGATTTACTGTAGCTGCCCAGGTTTGGGAAGAAACACGCACCACAAAGTATGCAGATTTTTCTGTTACTTACACTGACAGATCTGCTGGATCCGTAAGTATTACTCTTACTGATACACAAACTGCTACATTTACTCCTGACCTTTTAAAATACGATGTCTTATTAATTGATGGAGCAGGGTCGAAACAATATTATTTAGAGGGTACAATATTTGTAAGCGAGGGCTACACTTCAACATGAGTTCAGTTAAC